ATTAAATTGATTTTGTATCGGTGATGCTTTAGGCACTCTTAATACCTCGCATTAACCCAGTCGTCCTCTTCAAGAACCATCGGTGGGTTTTCTTGAGCGTCTGCTCTCTTAGCACGAGTTAAACCATCCACGTATTCTTCCCATAAGATGTTTCTCTTAGTATTGCTCTGAGTTAATGATTCACATAGCTCGTAAGCTAGTCTTGACGAAACAGCATCAACGAATAAAGAGTCGAACTTCACAGGGTCTGTAATTCTAGCAATGTAACGGATATATAAAACATCATCATTTGCTAGGATATTATTACCCTCTACCTGATATTCACCAGCGCCCATATCACGCACCTCTATCAAACGTAATAAGTCTGATGGTACAGGGTGTTGATAAGCGAAGCCCCAAGAAGGGGTTGTTGTACTTGGGGCAGTAGTTGTTCTTACTACGGCAAAGTTCCATGGGTGGTCACGCAACACTTGGTCGCGGACAATACCCCATGNTCTNNTACATAGAGNTCGAGGCTTTTGTACCGTCTGTTAGACTTGTGATTGCGCCATGACCTAACTTGTCAAGCGCTCTATTACAAATATCTACNACTGATGACATNTACNNACCTCATAATTTGGGAAAGGGGTNTCTCACCCCTTTCGGTTAGCTTAGTCTACTGTGTAGTAAACTGCNGATTTGATAGTACCTGAGATAGTTGCACCCGCAGTTGTGATAATCACATCTGTTTGAGCAGTATTCTCATAACCGAAACCACCAATAACACCGTCTTCACTCATGATGATCTTACCGTTAGCAGCAGTTGATGCTGTAGCAGTAATGTAACGATCATCGTCAGAAGCGTCACCTACTTTCAAAGTAGATGAAGCACCCAGCGCATCATGAATAATAACAACGTCATATACAGTTGCACCCTTAGGTAGACGAGCAACAGTGATGTCACTACCAGCTACCAAAGATGAAGCCTCGTATGTATCAAATGCTACTCTCATGCGACCATGCACTTGAGCAGATTTAACCTTTGTCGATGGAGTTGCGTCCATCGCAGTAATATTAGTACCTTTTACACTAGACATAATATTCTCCTATTATTCAGAACACAAGATTTCAACAACCTTGCCTTCTTCAGTTCTTGTAGCACCGAATGTACCTTTAACGTACACTTGATTTGAGTATGACTTGTCGGCACGTTCTGTAACTTTACCAGAAATGTCGTTCCATACACCACAATGAACACCTGACTTAGCCCAGGCGATAACTCTACGATCAGAAGAACCATCAACACCAAGAAGTTCAGTTTGAACGAACTTGAAGCCCATGAAAGTATCTACTTGACCTTGTACAAGTGCTTTAACTGTGTTGTAATCAGCAGATGTTACTTGTGTAGTACCAAGCATATCGTCTAACTGCTTAGCAGTTACAGCAATGTATAAAGGATCGTTTTCAACGTCTACTTCGTTAGCAAGAAGAATCTTCTTAGCTTCACGTAGCTTAGCTACAGTAAGACCAGCTGCACCAGCTGCGATCTGTTGTGCAGATGCAAACGCTGTACTAGTAGTACCGTTCTCACCAGTTTTAGATGTACCAAGAGCAGCATCAATGATGTCTGTATCCATAGCACGACCTAAAGCATATGCACCGTTCTGAGCATACGGACTAGTTGGATCAATCAACATGCGTAATTTATCAGCATCGTCAATTAAGTCAGCCCACTCATAGTCAGTTGGGAATACCCAACGTGCATCATGTGGTGTAGAGATTAATGGTGTGTCACTGTGGCGTGATGTACGCTTTTGTGCAGTAACAGAACCGATTTGTTCAACAGCTTTAGCGGCTTTACCCGTATAGCTACCCATAGTTACGCACTCGCGCAACTTACTTCCTCGTTGTTGCAACAATAAACCAACATTAGTTGAATATTGCTGTACAAACGCAGTATTTACTTCAAAACTCATAACAAGCTCCTAAAATTAAAAAATTCAGTCGATATTAAGGNAGCTTGTCCATCGTAATGATAGGGCTTAAACTAATCGGGTCATTCTAAGTTGTCTCATCTACGAGGCTTAGTTGTTACCTTCTTAGGTTGCGGGTTCGACTTCTTCCCACTTAATTCGGATTTTAACACATAGTTTTCCAACACTGTGCAAGTTTTTACAATAATCTCCGAATCTATTAAGCCAACTCTTGATGCTTGTGGAAGCACTGCCTCCACAATACGCATTCTAACCTCAATGCTATCCATGAGCAGCTTCCATCAATCGCTTCATTTTAGAAACAGCATCAGGATTACCACCTAAGTATTCACCCATGAATGATTTGTCTAGTTTTAAGTCAGACATCTGCTGACGAGCTGTTGCTGGAGTAAGGCCGAATGAGCCGTTACTGCTACCACGAGAACCATCTTCAAAAGAGTCTTCGCCCATCTTAGAACCAAGATTAGCAAATAACTTTAACATTTCAGACGTACCCATCTTTCCTTCTAAGTCCGTCAATGATTGTTCATCATAACCTAGAGCAGCAACAGCACGTTTACCCATATCCATCTGAGCATCATACCCCTGACCCCACTCTTTCTGTAGATCACCGATTGCTTTCTCGGACGCTTCTCTCTGACCAGTCTCGTATGCTTCCATACGTGAAGCATTCATCTCTTCATAAGCAGTAAGTAAACCAGATGCTTGAGAATCAGTCATGCCTTGAGCATGAGCGGTATCTCTAAACCAGTTAAAGAAATCAGAATCACCACCTTCAGGTAACTCTGAAGAATACTGGTCTGCTGTTTCAGGTCGACCTAGTTTATTAAAGAAACTACTTCTATCATCGTCCGATGCGTCAACACCTGGCATTTCAATTAGGTTCTTAGCACCACCTTGAAATTTCTCCAAGTTCTTATACGAACTCAACACATCTTCAACACCACCCCACCCTTTGTTATCTACATAGGCGTTAGTGTCTTCATCAAATCCAGCGTTCCATGCTGATGCTTGTCCTTCATTAGCACTAGCATTGCTAGCACCGTTATCGCCCGATAGGGCGGCAGTACCTGTTTCCATTATCTTACTCCGTTGTTATAAATCATTCATTGATTGGGGTGTGTTCCTCAACCAGGTTGTATATGTCTTCTTCTGTTAAATTTAAATATGCTTGAATCCTCAACCACACCTCTCGCCTACCTTCTAAAAGATAAGTAATTCGCTCATTATTAACATCTGCTGTAGGTGTTGTCGCTCTACAGAAACGTCTTAAATCAGCTAATACTTTTTTACCTTCGTGGTTATTGAAAGTGTTTTGATACGCTCTCTGTCTATGGATTGTAAGTGGGTTTAAGTTCATTGTTGTGTCAACATCTGATTAGCTTGAGCAGCATCTTTCATAGCAGCTGCCATAGGACCTGCTTGTTCTACCATCTGTTGTTGCTGTTCTGCTTCTTCACGTTGCTTTCTAATACCTTCAACATCTTCAGGACTACGTAATATAGGCATTGGAACACCTGATACTTCGGCAGTCATTCTAGCAAGAGCATCTCTATCAAACACATCTAATACAGTCGGGTCAATTTGAGCAAATGGTGCTAACAGCTCCATCGTTCTCTGAACACCAACAAGCTCTTCAGCTCTCTGCATACGCGACATTGGCGAATCATAGATAATCTCGTAATCACCACCTGCTTCTTCTAGTGCTGGTGGTAGAGGTGGTAACATCTGATGCGACTGTAACAACTCTAACTCACGTTCAATCTGAGGACCTAGTGCTTCAGACTGTTGTCTACCCATAGTAGGTGTCAACAACATTCCTTTTTCTTGCGCTCTAATAAGAGCTTCAGTAGCAGTCATTCTAGGTGTGTCAACTAAGATTTGGAACAATGTTACAAGGAACGCGTTATCAATACTTTGTCTACGCTGCTCCATCTTAGCTTCAGCAATATCAACTCTAGCACCAGTTTGTAGTGGTTGAATCAGTGCGCGACCGTCACGACTAACGCCACCCATGTTTAGACCACCTGGTGTCATGTTGATTGTCATCGCACCACCGCCTAACATACCATCATCGTGTAATAGTAGTGGCGGATCAATTAGTTTATGAGCTGCACGAATATCTGTCTTCGCCATCTCATTAAGCATCCTGATGTCAGGTAGTGCTGTCATTGCAGGTGAGCGTCCGTAGACTTCATCTGGTGCAGTCACGTATCGACTAATAGAATATGGGAATGAACCGTAACCACCTTCAGGTGCTACTAGTTGCTTATCTTGAACTGAGATATAGTATGAGGAGTAAGGCATACCTTTAGCATCCATGCGACCTCTTTGGAAATCATCTCTGGGTGCAACCACATGAATGAATGTGAACTCTTGGTTCTGTTTAGGGTTTTCTAATGCCTTAACAATACGCTCAGGCATCATGTCAGTACCCCATCGCTGAACTGCTTGACGAGCTGTAAACTTAAACTCACGGTAAACAGTATCAATAATTCCCTGATGGTTCTCTAGGAAGTAAGTATCTCTTAGATTAACACAACGGTATCTTAGACCAACACCTGGAACAAAGTCAGTAAATAGACTACCAGTACCAAACGCACCCATGCTGATCCAGCGCTCAAAGTTCTGTGACGCGAAGTTTGCTTTAGGTGAGTATCGTGCTGAATGTAGAATGTTGTTTACTTCATAGAAGTAAGCCTTAACATCATGGTCCTTGTTCAAAGACTCATCTGTTGTCTTCAAGTTGTGCCACTTCTGTTGTCTTGGAGTCAACATTGAGTCCATGACCGCAGCGAATCTGTCTAGTGCTATCTGTGGGCGAGAGTCGAAGATTTTCTGTGTCTTCTTTTCACCTTTTACTTGGTCGCCTACGAATCCTGTCTGTCTAGGTAATACCCTTTCAGCAATCTCTTCCCAGTGGCTTTCCCAAGTGGTTCTGTTACCTTTAACATTGTTAAAGTTATGAAGTACCTGATCTAAATCTACCATCACTCTTCCCTTAAATTATTAATCGTTCTTTCCCAAAGTTCCTCTTCAGTCATACCAGCTTCATCTTCTGTACGCTTAGTCCGAGCATTTATCTCGTTAGGCTCTATTATCTCAGCCAACACATACCTGAATACAGAGTTACCGCACCGCTTACCTTCCCATTGAAAGTGTAGCAGTGCTGGAGGATCTTCATACTGACCTAATACCGTAGGATCAAAGTCCGACTTTGTTACAGTCAATTATACATCCTCTACCCACCCCATAAATCCAGCATCCACCATAGCANNCTTATCAGTTGTTACCTCTAATCCTACAACCTGACCTTCCTCTACAGGAAAGGGCATGGTTAAGTTCATTGTAGCAGATGTGTCTTGAACAGCAATACCAGCGTGTGGAAATGTTATAGAATCAGATGTAAAATCATCACCATTAACACCCGTTGTTACTAATCTTACTATAGCAGACGCAGCGGCTGTACCTGATGAACTAGCGCCATATAANGATGTAATCATCAGTCTCTTACCCCTAGGTACTCTTCTAACACTAGAGCTACAACGTCTCTTACCTACTAAAATCTGCGAATACGTAATCGAACTATTCTTTAAACTAATAACACCGTCCGCGTCTTTAGACGTGCCACCTGACATGATGTGCATACTGTTTACAAACCTAATGTCTGTTGCTACCGTATTAACAGCGGTTGTACCATTCATGGTGACAACCTCAGTCTGCTCGTTTAATAAAGTATCCAAGTAATGAATCTTAACTGTGCGTATCCCAGTGTCAGCTGACGCATCATTAACACTTGTGGAACTAATGTTCATCTGAATACCCGTAGGTACAGTTAGAGCAGGTGTGCCAGCCATCGGCCACACCATGTGATCAGTTACAGCACCTGACGTATCTATCTCACCGAACGAATAGAACGGTCTAGCACCTGCTATCTTACCACGCGCTACCTCTGACTCATACGAGCCATAGTTAGTGTACTGATCTCTCCAAGCCATCTATCTACGCACCCAGTAGCTTGACCACAGATGTTTTAAGATCACCTAGTCCACCAGAGGTCAGCATTGTTGATGCTCTACCACTAGCTGCTCTTGAGCGTCTACGTGCTGCATCACCCGCTGCTTTAACTTCTTCATGTTGTACTGTTGGAATTGGTTTAGGTGCTGGTGCTGAACCGCCACCTCCGAATAAAAACGACATATCTTTCTCCTTGTTTAGTTTTCGCGATTATAACTTAGTTTATCACAACTATGTGCTGAATATGTCATAATCCGATACAGCTGTTCTGTTAGCCATCCTAGCTCTGCGTTTATTGAGGTTCATGTCTACTCTACCCACAGGCTCTGCGAAGGTCAGTCCTAGGGCATCACCATGATCTGGTGAGGACAACCCCCTCTTCTTCATATTCGCNTTAGTCTCCAACTTAATCTGACCCCTCATGTGTATGTCATACTCAGGACCNGTGAGGTCTTCTACCAGTCTAGGGTCATTATCTATCACGCCATAGGTCAACCACTCCTTCATCTCACCCCACATCTCAGCACGCTTGTTCAGATACTTATCACTGTCAGCAGCCTTTTCACCCGATTGTACTTCTATCACTCTGTAACCCAACTGCTTCAACCTGTCGACTACACCACCGCCTACACCACCACCATCAACGAACACAGCATGTGGTTTGTACTTATCTATCAGGTCGGCTACCTCGGTACTCAGCTCCATAGTGTCCAGTCCTTTAAACTCTTTAGGTTTTATCGACTTAGCATCTCTACCTTGTCTGAACCTAATCACACTCTCATCATCTCCGAACCGAGCAACGTCAACACCCATGAGCAGTGGTGCGCCACTGTCATCTTCTACTTCACGAGTCGTAGCATCCTCTACTGTATCTCTACCAATAAACTGATTACTACCTGTTCTAGGAAACTGACCTTTCACCTCGATCCGAGTTACGTCATGGTCTTCACCATATTTATCCGCTATCCGTTGATACACTGTACCATCAACACCTTCTACTGTTCTACTATCTACGTANCTAGTCTCCCAGAAGTTAGCATCCCTGTGGAAACACTCAAAGAATCTACCTGTGTTACGTCTAGGGTTAGAAATATTCACCCACATTCTTAGCGGTGCTAGGTCAGTAAAAAACCCTTCAGTCACTTGCCATATCGGATCAGGTATTCCCGATGCTTCATCAAACGACACCATCATCCCCACCTGAGAGTGAGCGCCCGCGAACGCATCTGGATTCTCTTCTGACCACGACTGAGCTTCAACATAGTAATACTGCGTGTCCATCTTCAGCTGTGCCGATAACACCTCTGCGAACCACTTACTAGGCCGTAAGCTCATACTGCTCTTCTCGAACCAATGCCTATTAATACTCATCGTGTGCCACTTACCAAGCTCGGCCATCGTTCTCGAACGTAACTGAGCTTCCGTGTTAGCTGTGATGATACTGGTACTACCCAGCCAACAACTCGTTACCCACATGTTGAGCATCGCCAGCATAGCCGACTTACCGATCCCACGTCCACTCGATATTGCCAGATACACAGGTGTACTAGGCAACCCTATCTTAGACTTCTCAAGATCAACCATCAGATGCTTGCGAATACTCTCAAACACATCAAGCTGCCACTGCCTAGGTCCACTAAAGTTAGCCAGTGGTGTATTCTTAGTACCCCACGGGAACGCATA